AGGGTCCTGCATGAGTGATTTCGGAGATATTGAAGCTGATGATCTTGTAGACACCGAACCACCGGATCCCCAGGCATTGGTTCGATATTTCTACCGCAAGCGTAATGAGCTTGCCCCAGATCCTACTCGAGCAGCACGATTTGAGGACGAACCAGAGCAGGTTCGTGTTCTTATGGTATATGTCTTTGCTCATATTATTGATAAGTTGACACGAGAATGGCAGAAAGCGCCCCTTTAAGGAGGATTAATGGGTAGTCTATGGATGAATGGCGATGGACTCCCAAATCTCGCCGAAGTACTTAGAGCAGAAGGTTTAGACGTTCAAACTTGGAATGGGTGGGAATACAGTTCCCGTTCTACAGGTGGTTACAATGCGCCCGGTCCTATGATGGTTACTGCCCATCATACTGCTTCAGGATCAGGCACATCGTTTCAAAACGATTGGTCTTATTGTGCCCAAGGACATCAAGATGCTCCAGTAGCAAATACTCTTCTCGGTCGAGAAGGTCAATGGGGAGTTCATGCCGGTGGTGCTTCTAATCATGCTGGTAAGGGTGGACCATGGAATACATCTAAGGGGCAAGTACCTTTAGATTCAGCGAACAGTAGATCAATTGGCATTGAAGCTCAAAATAATGGTGTTGGTGAAAACTGGACGCCAGTTATGGTTGAGTCTTATGAAATTGGTGTAGCAGCTATGTGCAAGGCTTATATTCTTCAACCTGCCACTGATGTTGTTGCGCACTTTGAGTGGGCTCCAAGTCGTAAGATTGATCCGTGGGGTGGTAATACTTCTACTCCTGGTTTCCCATATACTGGTCCATTTGAATGGCTAATGAATGGTTTCCGTAATGGTGTAGCCGGTCGAATGGCTGGTGGTTTACCACCCGTACAAGGAGGAGATGACGTGCTATATCGCATTGATATTAAGCGAGATGACTCAGTTCCTGCGAGTCAACGAGCCAACGCCAAGTTCGTTGGGATGATGGATGCTAATGGTTTGGGTCACACAGTTTCTTGGGTTCGTACCGAAGCTGAATACAAGCAATACGAAACACTTAAGGCGCCCCTGCGTACTTTGAACATGGCGGATTTGGCTGGTCTGATTCTTCTTGGTCCACTGCCAACCGGCGATACGCTTCATAATTGGACTGGTGGCGAATTTGATTTGCATGTAGCTTAATTTGAAAGGAGGCTAAATGGCTGCGAAGCGTCGCCCTAGTCGGGCACCAGCAACAACAGATGAAGGTAGAGAAAGTCAGTTGGTCTCCCTTGCGATTGATCTGGCTGAAAAGCAGCTCTCTGAAGGCACTGCGTCCTCACAAGTTATTACACATTATTTGAGACTAGGTTCTACAAGAGAAAAGCTAGAACAAGAACGTTTGCATCGTGAAAACGTTCTACTTGATTCAAAAGTGGAAATGCTAGCATCAGCTAAGAAGGTTGAAGAGCTGTATGCAGAAGCTTTGAACGCTATGAGGTCTTATGTCGGTCGTGAAATAGGTTCTGGTGAAGAGTATGACGACGTTTAGGTCATATTCTGAACTTAGACGACTTCATACTTTCGAAGAAAGATTTGAATATTTGCGTTTAAGTGGTGAAGTTGGTAGTGCTACATTTGGGTTTGATCGTTATATTAATCAACAGTTTTATCACTCAAATGAATGGCAAAGAGCTCGAAATGAAGTTATTGTAAGAGATAATGGGTGTGATTTAGGTATATCTGGGTATGAAATCCATGGCGCTTTACTTATTCATCATATTAATCCTATGACCGCTGATGATATTATTCATGGCGAAGATTGGATATTTGACCCAGAATATTTGATCACAACAACACAAAATACACACAACGCAATCCATTTCGGTAACGATAAATTACTTCCTAAGGTTGTTATTTCTCGTACTCCGAACGATACAAAACTTTGGTAGTAAGGAAGGTGAATTATGGAAGAAAGCATTCTAACAAGCACAAAGAAGATTCTTGGTTTGGACCAAGATTATACGGCATTTGATTTGGACGTTATTACTCACATTAATGCCGCTTTCTCCATTCTTAGTCAGCTTGGTGTAGGTCCAGATGGTGGATTTTCTCTTACTGACGATCTTACTTTTTGGACGGATTATGATGTTCCTCCTGATCAACTACATCTAGTTAAGACATATGTTTATTTGAAGGTTCGGTCTCTCTTTGATCCGCCAACTACTTCGTTTCTTATTGAGGCAACTGAAAAGCAGATCAAGGAATACGAATGGAGACTTAATCTCTTCCGTGAGTATGCACTTCCTGAGTATGAGCTATCTAAAGATCATCCCCCTACTTACTCGTACCCTAAGGAGGAAGCGGTATGACTTACACTATGGAAGATATTATTGAGCATTACGGCGTCAAAGGTATGCAATGGGGGCGCCGCAAAAAGCGTAGCTCAAGAAGTACAGATCGTACTGTTTTTAGTAAATCACCAAAGAAGCTGACTTCAGCTGAATTGGAGAAACGTATTAAGAGAATGGAGACTGAGAAAAGATATAATGAACTTAATCGACGAGATATTGGTCGAGGGTCACAATTTGCTCATGAAATTCTAACTAATTCTGGTAGAACAGTTATTGCAACGGTTGCGACTGGTGCTGTTCTATTTGGCATCAAGAAAGCAATTCAAGCTAAACTTGGTCCGGAAGCAGCAAGTGCAATTGTTAAGCGAGGTAAGTAGTAGGAGGTGATATGACTTTATCTAATACTGCAACCCCTTATTATTATGGACTGTTTCGTGAGTCAGTTTTGCGAGGAGAAATTCCAGTTAATAGAGAAATTTCTATGGAAATGAATCGCATAGATGGTTTGATTGCCAATCCTAATATTTATTATGATGATATGGCGGTTCATGGTTTCATTAAGTATTGCGAATTCGAACTTACACTTACTGATGGAAGTGATCTTCATCTTCTTGATACTTTTAAACTTTGGGCAGAGCAAATCTTCGGATGGTACTTCTTTGTTGAAAGAAGCGTTTATCAACCAAACGAAGACGGGCTTGGTGGGCATTACGTTAAGAAACTTATCAAGAAGCGATTGACAACCAAGCAGTATCTAATCGTAGCTAGAGGTGCTGCAAAGTCAATGTATGCCAATTGCATTCAAGCATACTTCTTAAATGTAGATACAGCAACCACTCATCAAATCACGACTGCTCCTACAATGAAGCAGGCTGATGAAGTAATGTCTCCTTTTAGAACCGCTATTACTCGAGCAAGAGGCCCTCTGTTTAGGTTTCTTACAGAAGGCTCTTTACAGAATACTACCGGGTCTAGAGCGCAAAGAGTAAAACTTGCTTCCACAAAGAAGGGTATTGAGAACTTTCTTACAGGTTCTCTTCTTGAAGTACGTCCAATGACAATCAATAAACTACAGGGGCTTCGTCCTAAAATCTCTACGATTGACGAATGGCTGTCTGGAGACATTAGAGAAGATGTCGTTGGAGCTATTGAACAAGGCGCCTCCAAGATGGACGACTATTTGATTGTTGCTATTAGTTCAGAAGGAACTGTTCGAAATGGTTCTGGCGACACAATCAAAATGGAACTCGCTACGATTCTTAGAGGTGAATACCAAGCTCCTCACATTTCTATCTGGCATTACAAATTGGACGAACTTGAAGAAGTTAATGATCCAGCTATGTGGTTGAAGGCAAATCCTAATTTAGGTAAGACAGTTACTTATGATGTTTATCATTTGGATGTTGAAAGAGCTGAGAAAGCTCCTGCAACTCGTAATGACACTCTTGCGAAGCGATTCGGAATTCCAATGGAAGGCTATACTTACTTCTTTACTTACGAAGAGACACTTCCGCATCGTATCAGAGAATTTTGGGGTATGCCTTGTGCTCTTGGGGCTGACCTCTCTCAAGGCGATGACTTTTGCGCCTTTACGTTTCTCTTTCCGCTTCCAAATTATACATTTGGAGTAAAGACTAGAAGTTACATTACTTCTTTAACGTTGATGAAACTTCCTGGAGCTATGCGAGTTAAGTATGAAGAATTTATTGCAGAAGGAAGTCTTCATGTTTTGGATGGTACAGTTCTTGACATGATGGAAGTTTATGATGATCTTGATGGGTTTATCCAACAAAGTGATTATGACGTTCGCTGTCTTGGATTTGACCCATATAATGCTAAGGAATTTGTTACTCGATGGGAAGCAGAGAATGGATCATTTGGTATTGAGAAAGTTATTCAGGGCGCAAGAACAGAATCGGTACCTCTTGGCGAATTGAAAATTTTAGCCGAAGAACGCAAGCTTATTTTCGATCAGGATCTTATGTCGTTTGCTATGGGGAACGCCGTTACTTTGGAAGACACTAACGGAAATCGTAAACTGTTAAAGAAAAGAGCTGATGAAAAAATTGATAATGTATCTGCTCTAATGGACGCGTATGTCGCTTTCAAAGCTAACAAGGAGGCGTTCGAATGATCATTGATGACGATGAAGTACTTGCATATTTAGAACATTATGGTGTTAAGGGTATGCAGTGGGGTCGACGTAAGGCACGAACTAGTGGTGGAAAGAAACCAGATACTAGAACGCCAGAACAAAAATCTGCTGATCGAAAAGAAACTGCTTTTAAAGTTGCTAGAGCAGCTGTTGTAATTGGAGTGGGTGGTCTTTTAGTAAAATCCATAATTAATCAACATCAGGCAACAAAACTTGGTGATATTCGAAGAATGCAATCTAATGTTGATGCAACTAAGAGACTTATGGATGCTCAAAAGGGTCTTAAAATAGATAATTTGAATAGAGCATTTAATGCAGGAAAGATTACTAGAGAACAAGGGTTTAAGATTGGTGCAAATATCGAAAAGCAAGCTAAGGTTAAAACATGGAAATCCGAAAGAGCTACTCTTGAAGCCTTGAAGAAAAGCACTAGTCGACTAAATAGCGAAGCTAATGGTGATCTTAAGAAATGGTACGAAAGGAGTCAAACACCGCTTCATCTTCGTGAATATTTGAGCACTGGTTCGGATTATTCTCGACAAATAAACACGGATGCAAAGGAGATGTTAAGAGGAAGAGCAGCTGTGGCTGATGCACGTCGTAAAGCAGCCGAAAGTTTAGCTCCGGCTCTTAAACGAAATAGATAACGGGAGGTGAATCTTGCCGATTTTAGATAGAGTAAAGAAGGCTTGGAATGCTTTTCGTAATACTGATGATACTCAGGAAATGGAATATGGCGGAACAACGTCGTATTCCGGCGGTAGTTCACCATCCCGTCAAAGACTCCATTTCTATACCGAACGTTCTATTGTCTCCTCTATTTATACAAGAATTAGTGTGGATGTAGCCGGGATTTTGATTAAACATGTTAAGTTGGATGACAAGGGTCGTTATTCTGGAGATATGGATAGTGCTTTGAATCAATGTCTTACTTTAGAATCTAATATTGATCAGGCACCTCGAGCGTTTAGACAAGACATTGCAATGACACTATTTGATAAAGGTGTTGCTGCAGTTGTTCCTGTAGATACAACTCGAAATCCAGCAACGAATGAGATCTTTGACATCTTTTCCATTCGAGTCGGAGAAGTTGTTACTTGGTATCCAAAACACGTTCGACTTAGCGTGTATAATGAGAATCGTGGCCAGCGTGAGGAGATTACTCTCGAAAAGCGCTATGTAGCTATTGTTGAGAATCCTCTTTATGCAGTAATGAATGAACCGAACTCAACTCTTCAGCGATTGATTCGCAAGTTGGGGCTTCTTGATGCTGTCGATGAACAATCGAGCTCAGGAAAGTTGGACATCATTATCCAGCTTCCATATGTAATTAAATCAGAGGCTCGCCGACAGCAAGCAGAGAAGCGACGTGAAGACATTGAGTTCCAACTCAAGGGTAGTCAGTATGGTATTGCCTATACCGATGGCACTGAGAAGATTACTCAGCTTAATAGACCCGCCGAAAACAATCTTTTGAAGCAAGTTGAGTATCTTACCGGTATGCTTTATAATCAACTTGGTCTTACAGAAGAAGTTATGAACGGCACAGCTGATGAAGAAGCCATGCTTAATTACTTCAACCGTACAATCG